CTCAGCCACAGACTCGTATACTTTTACAATGGTCATAGTCTCTGGGTTGATTTTTTGAAGACGCGGTCCTAATGTTACTAATGGCTGGTTAAAGCCAGTAGTGGTTTTTATTTGCATGGAATTCAACTTGGATACAATCTCTTTGTTTGTGTTTTCTAGGCTATCTATTTTGGATGATAGTAGACGAACGGTATTTACTAGTTCTTGGATCAATACATTATCGTTATGTGTGGTTTTCATTTCCAACATAAGTTTCAATTGCTCAATCTCCAGCTCTAATTTACTTGTATCATTGTTATCGAAATATTTGATGTTTGAATTGATTATCTCCAATAAAGTATGATAAGACAGATTCTTACCGATTAGAAAGAGTTCTAGCTCGGTTTCATGTCCAGGAAGATTCATAACTCTATTTCGTCTAACGAGTTCGTGTTCTTTGATAAACGTCTCAAAATCTTTACTCTTGTTCACTGCAAAACAATCTAATAACAAACATTCTTCGTATTTCGTTTTGTGCTCTTTGTATCTGCCCAATACTCCTTTGCGACTCTCGCCGATCTTTACAATATATTGTCCGTTTTCCAAGGTTTTCACTTTGATCACATAAAAAAGTGCACCACTCGTTGCATACTCGCGTAATAATATTTTTTCTCTTTCTAGAATCTTTTGCTTCTCTAATTTGGCGTCGTATTCTTGTTTCTTTTTATCTTCTATTTGAAGAATTTCATTTTTTGCATCTTCTAATTGAAGTTTTAGTTCATTGCTTTCTTCTAGTAAAGATTCTTGCAAAACATTTTCTAATTTAATATAATAATCGTGAATTTCATCTGCCTTTTTTGTTCCCGCCTTTAAACAATATTTTTTGAAGGTGTCAATATTTAACATAAATGTTTCTTTATTGTGGCCTCCGTGTGTCTTATCATCTTGCTTTCCTTGCTGGTAAAGCAACTTTTTATAATCTGTATTAATGGTAAAATGTTTTTCAAGGAGTAATTTTGCTTTAACTTTTTGTGCAAAACCTAACCATTCCCATACGTTATCAAGGTCAATTATAAAATCATTCTTATTATCGTGCTTCAAATAACAATAAAAACTCGCTAAAAACATTTGTTGCTCATAAGTATTAAATTTATTTTGGACCTTTTCAACTAATTTTGACTGGTAATTACCATTTAGTTTGGTAATTGGGTTGCTTTCAATGAGATTTACAATATCAACACTCATTCGATATGGTAATAACCAATATATCTTTATATTGGTATTTGCTTTAATAATAAAAAAGCGAGTTTTTTATTATTATTTTACAAATAAAAGGCTAACTTATGCGAGCCAATTAGATTAGATCGCTTAATTGCTGTATGCAATACCAGCCATACCAGACATCACGCGGAGCACGTTGTAGTTAACGGCATACACACGGACCTTGGCAGTCTTGACACCTGAAACGGTGTTGGATGACAACACAAGTTGAAGGACAGCATTGTCAATGCGGGAGAAGTTGCACGAACCACTTGGTTGGTGTTCTTCGGGTCTCAATGCAAATGAGTATACGTTGATACCAGCATCAGGGGCACGAGTGTGGTGTTGGAAGGGTTGGACAGTGTCGAAGTAAGATCCCTCACGTTCAGAGAAGCGGTCCTGACCGTTGAGTTGGAGCTTAGCAGTGACCACTGGGTTCTCACCCCAGCAGTGCATGTCAAGGGCAGTCTCGGCGAGCACGAAGGTGCCAGCATCAGACAGGGCAGACACGGCACCAGTCAGGTCAAGGGAGGCATCCAGACCGGGGGTACCCATATGGAAGACACCAGCGCTGATCACACCGTTGGCACCAGAGGTAGCCACATCACCACCGAAGGCATGGATGGCGTTGGGGAGGGCATCAATGGCATCAGTGTAGTTGAAGGGTTGGGCACCAAGGGTCTTGTAGAGGGTGCTGCCACCTTCCAAAGATCCGCAGTAATCAACGTTCTCATCGGGTTGAACAACCCAGATCAACTCCTTGCATGGGTGGTTGAAGTTGAGCTTGATCTTGTTGGAGGAAGATCCAACAGATTCATCACCAGTGAACTGGAGTTGCTCAATCAAATACTCATGGGGGTTCTGTGCCATCTTGCGGCGCTCATCGGTATCGAGGAAAATGTAGTCCACATACAAAGAGGCAGCAACCAAGGATTGTTGGTAGGCAGCAGCCACTTGCTGAGAAGCAGTAGTAGCGGTGAGGCTCTTCACGGCCCAGAGGCACTCACCAATGGGGCGGAAATCAATGTTGATCTTCACCTCGTGGTATTGAAGGGCAATAAGAGGAAGGGCAAGTCCGGGGTTGCGGCAGAACCAGAACAACAAGGGCACATACAGGGTGGTCTCAGGGAGGGCGTTGCGGGGAGCGCACACCTGGGCGGGTCCACCGGCAGCAGCGCAAGGACCAGTGACACCAGCGAACTTGGGGTCAGTGATGTAGGTCAGCTGGGTGGTGTTACCGATCATCTTGTAGTAACCAGACTGTTGCTCCTTGGAGAGGGTCACCTGGTTCCAGATGTGCATCCAGTCACCGTATTGACGGTCAATGCGTTGACCACCAATCTCAACCTCAACTTGGGCAATCAATTGCTCACCGATGAAATCCATCCAACGGGCATAGACACCTCCCGCGAGAAGGTCCTGGTTGATCTCAGGGAGAGTAACCTGGAGGTAGGTGCGGTAAGCAAGATCACCATTGCGGCTGATCGTGCAGGTCACACGGCGGCCGAAATCAGCCTGACCAGAGAAGGTCTGTTCGATGGACTCCATCGCGAAGTTGGTGTGGCGTCTGTAAGACACCTTCCAGAAAGTAATCTCGGGGGTTCCAGTAAGGAACACGTCTTGTGCGCCATAGGCGACTAGTTGCATAAGTCCTCCAGCCATTTTAGAATATTATTCTATAAACATACGGGAGAAAATAATTTTCGGAATAAATACGAAAACAATTAATTAATAAAAAATCGGTTAAAAATAGTAATTTCTAACTACTAATTTTAATGTGATGATAGGAATACTTCTTCCTAAAGTATTCAGATATATTTTTCACAAAAATTTGATTGTGTCCGCGACATTATAAAATTGATTTTTAGAATGTCTCTATAAAGCTCCACATGCAGTAGTTAATTCATATATGGATATTTTCGCTAAACGTGTTCAAACCGTCGCACGAGGATTCCTTGTCCGACGAAATATTTTGATTCCATCCTCTGAAATACAAACCAAAAACTGGCGAAAAACTCGTGATTGGTATGATAATGGGAAACGTAATGAATGCGAATTATACCAAAGGAGTATGGTAGAACGGATCACCGGCGAAGTTTGTGCTAAAACCGATCTTCGTATCAACATCATCAGTAAAAATATGCTAAATAAAAAATACCCGATGAAAGACATTGACGGGTTTGAATGGACAGAAGATTTCGATGGATTGGTCCTTAAGCATGGCGACTCGTTTTATTTCAACCTAAAAATGATATGTGATGCAGGCGGAGTTCAGACGAGGTCCCTTCGCGAAGTATATCATTTTGTTTGTGTTCAGTTGGAACATCTTCTAAAGAATCCCAGATCGGATATCCATTTTATAAACATTCTCGACGGAGACACTTCCTTCCGTAATATAGACAAATTCACCTTTCTGCTGAATAAACCACAGTATAGTTCCGTTCGTAATCAAGTGTTTGTAGGAGATATGAAACAGTTTCAGTCTTTCTGGAAAAAATCGGACAAACAGCTTCAAACTTTCTGGAAAAAAATAGAACAAATTAGCGTGTTATAGACGGATGTCGTTTCCGTCCAAAATATATTCTACAATCTGATAAACTAACTCGAATGAAATACGTTTCCTTGCGATGTCTTTGCTTTCACGATAGTTCGTAAGAAATAATGATTTATATTTTTTTCGGTAAGTGGAGAGGAACTGGTTGAAATTGTCTACTAGCACCCGTTGTTGTTCCAATGCAATCGGCGGATCGATAACTAGCGTCGCATAAGTGCGTGCCGATAAATTCGGCGTATTGTCGATATAGATATCCGCATCAGAAACCATTGCCAATGATATTGGATTTTGCTCGTTATCGTCAATGCATTTTACAAGAATGTTTGTGCGCGGCTGGGCGAGGGTTTTACTAGTCAGCCGGTTAATGGTATAATGGTTTCGAAGAGGCAACCGGTATATTTCCCCGCCAATCATATATTGGTTCCGTTCAGATAAGACCGTTTGTATAAGTTG